AGGCGACGCCGTAGAGAAGCAGAAGGAACAGACGCAGGCCCTCCTGGAGCAATACGCGGACTACTTAGACAAAAAGGTCCAGATGGCCGAAAGCTACGCGAACGATATCGCCCTACTTGAAGCCGCCATGACAGCCACGGAGGACGCGGAGGAACAGAAGCGGATCCAGCGCGCCATCGATAACCGAAAGCGCCAATACGACCAGGAAAGCGGCGCGGACTATAACGCCCTTCTGGCCGAATACGGGACCTTTGAGGAAAAGAAGGCCGTTATTATGGCGGAATACGCGGAGAAACGCCGCCAGGCGGAAGTCATAGCCGCCGAAAGCGGGAATACTTCTATTCTGGAAGGGCTGGACCGCGCCCAGGCGCAGGCCCTTAGCAAGCTGGCCGCCGAGACCTTGCAGGCTTCCGAACAATGGGCGGAGCTTTTCGGGAACCTTGACGAACTTACGGCTACGCAGATAGAGGACCTGGTGGCGGAGATTGAAAAGCAATTTTCCACGCTTTCCGGCGTATTCGACCCCGTAGACCTTAAGACGATCCGGGACAAACTTAACGAAGCCAAAGAGGTCCTGAACCAAGAAAACCCCTTTGCACAGATGGCCGCCAGCTTGCGGGCGATATTCAACAACGCCAGCAAGGACAGCAAGACCAGCGCGAAGGACATAAAGAAAAACTGGAAGCAGCTGGGCGAAAGCACAAAGGAAAGCTTCGAGTTTGTAAGCGACGCAATAGAAAGCTGCGGGCCGCTTAAGGACGCCATCGGCGACGTAGGAGCCACGGCGATCAGTTCCCTGGCCAGCACGGCGGCCGTAGCAATAGCCGTGGCGACGGCCATAAAAACGGCCGAAAAGTCCTCCGTTATTCTTGCGATTATTCAGGCCGCCCTGGTCGTAGTAAACGCCGTCGTGGACGTTATTAAGGCCATTTGCGGAAACCAGGACAAACAGATCGAGGAAAGCATCAAGAAACACGAACAGCAAATTAACCGGCTTAGCAACGCTTACAACCAGCTAAAATGGGAGATTGACAAAGCCCTGGGCGAAGAATACTACGCCAAACAGGGCAAAGCCATAGAGAACCTCCGCAAGCAGAACGCGGAGCTTCGAGAGCAGGCCCGGCTGGAAGCTTCCAAGAAAAAGAGCGACTCCGACAAAATAGACGATTTTACGGAGAAACAAGCCCAGAACTTGCGCAATATTCAGGACATCATCCAGGAAATAACGGAGGAAGTAACGCAAACGACCGCTTCCGAATTTTCCGACCAGCTGGCGGACGGTATTACGGATCTATTCAGCACGGGGATGAGCAAGTCCCAAATTAAAAAGACTTCCGAGCAGATAGCCCAGGAGATTATGGCGAACGCCGTAAAGGCCGCCGTAAGCAAGCAGTTCTTAACGGGACCCTTGCAGGCCGCTATGCAGCAGCTGCAGGCCGCTATGGGCTTCGACTCCGAAGGAAACGGAAGCTTTGACGGCTTGACCCCGCAGGAACAGCAGGCGTTTAAGGACCGCGTCCACGCGATAGCCGAAAACTACGCGGAAGCTATGAAGGTTTACGAGGACCTTTATAAAGAGCTTGACGGGGCGGACACCACGACGCTGGCCGGCGCTATTGCAGGAGCCAGCCAGGAAAGCATCGACCTGCTGGCAGGCCAGACGAACGCCGTCCGGGAAAACCAGGTTACAAGTATAGACCTACTTAGGCAGCAGCTTATCCACCTGGCCAGCATAGACGCCCGCGTCGGCGAAGCGAACGGCATTATTCGGGACATTTATAACGAATTGAGGGGAGCGCCCAGCCTTGACCGCGAACTGCGCGCTTCCGGCTATACAGGAGACTAAAGAAATGGGCTATAACAAGGAATTAGCAAAGGCGGCACAGGCCGCCGGCGTATGCAAGGAATGGCACGAACGGCTCCTTTGTACGGAGACCGTAGAAGGGCTGGCCGCGCTATTCTTTAACGGCATAGACTTCTGCCTGAGCAAGGGCGTCCCGAGCCTTGAATATTTGCGCGGAATTCCCCGGGACGTAAGGAACGCCGTAAACATTTACGTGGACGAAAAGGACCTTAACCTGGGGAACGGAGGGCGCGCAGCCTTTTACGGGGAGACGGAAGCGGTGGCCGTTTATAACGGCTACCATTCCGCCCTGCTTTACGCCACAGGCGACACCCGGCTGCACGTTCTGGCGACCGGGAACGCCGTAGTTACCGTGGACGCTTTCGACCGTTCCCGCGTAACCGTTGAAGCCAGGGACTCCGCCCGCGTTACCGTATTCCAGTACGAAGGGGCAACCGTTGAAACCATAACCGGCGAAAACCCCGGGACCGTTAAAGTCGTAGTTAAACACAAAAAAACATACTAACAATGGCCACCAGAGAAGAAAATATTATTTTGAACCTGCCCTTTGACGAAGCGCAGGGAGCAACAACGGCGTATGATTATAGCCGCGGAAGGCACGACGCCACCCTGACCGGGGCGAACTTTGTACCGGGCCGCCAGGGCAACTGCATCGAATTCGACGGCGAAGGGAAGGCGGAAATAGAAACGGACTTTGTGCCGCTTACTTCCAACTTTACCCTCACCGCCTGGATCCGCCGCAAGCAATACCCGGACGGCTATACAGGCGCGAAAATAGGCGTATTTTTCAACTGCACCGGAACGAACAATTACCGGGAAGCCTGGTATGACGTAAACCCGGAAACGTGGGGCTTTTGGGCCGTAGTAAAGAACGGGCGCGAAGTAAGCGTTTACCTTGATACGCAGCTCATCGGAACGCTTGAACTTCCGTCCAGCAGCCCGGTCGGCTTTAGCATCCTTCAAGACATTTACGGCACGGAATACGGGTACGGATGCCTTGACGAAGTAAAGATTTACGACGTAGCGCTGACGCAGGAAGAAATTACGGAGCTTATTAGCACCGCCACCTCCCTGGAATACTACCTTAACGGCGTAAACTTCAAAGAACACGGGGTCCGCGTATCTTCCAGCAACGGGATCCTGGACCGCCCGGCGATTAAGAAGCCGTACACCGTAGAATGGCCCGACGAACACGGGGAGGTCGTAGACCTTTCCGGCCGCCGCTTCCAGCCGCGCGAAATTACGCTTTCCTGCTTTATTCAGGCGAAGGGAAAAATAGACTTTGTTACGAAGCTTAACGCCTTCCTGGAGCAATTCGACGGCGACGGAACGCAGCGCCTTATGATTGACATCCACCCGACAAAGCCGCTCGTTTACGAAGTATACCTGCCGAACGTAGTAGCTATTTCCAAGCGCTGGAACGACGACCTTATGGTCGGAACGTTCACGCTTAAGCTAAAGGAGCCGGACCCGGTAAAACGGGTGGTCCGCCACCAGAGGACCAGCAGCGCAACGGCGACGCTTTCCATCACCCTGGCATCCCCGAAGCTTTACACGATTTACTGGGGCGACGGAACGGCCACTTACGACGTAACGGGCGGATCCGGCGTGACGGTAACGCACGAATACGCGGCGGAAGGCATTTACTACGCTATTGTGGCCGGCGTTATTGAAGATATTACAAGCTTCCAGACAAACGGCATCGTGGTATGGAACAAATTATAATAAAGCACAAAGACGGAACGACCCTCCCGCTGATGCGGCGGGGGGCCGTTTCCGCCGTAACCAGCGCGAAGCAAAAGAAAGCTTTTGCAGGCGCGGACACCGTAACGCTGACCGTTGAAAGCGCCCTCCCCCTTGACTTCCAGATCGGGGACAAAATAGTCGCGTTCAGCGGGGAAACGTACACGCTTAACGCCCTGGCCCCGGTAAAGAAGGTCGGCCCCCGGCGTTTTGAATACACGCTTACGATGGAAGGCCGGCAATACGAACTAATAGACGCCCAGTGGCTCCTGCCGGACGGCTTGATGCTTGACAGCTATACGGGAACCCTTGCGCAATTCGCCGCCATTCTTATCAATAACGCGAACCGCCGGCAGCCCGGCCGGTGGGTCCTGGGGACCGTTCCAGCCGAAAGCGACTACAAAACGCTGACCTATTCCGGAAAGAATTGCTTAGAGGTCCTCTGGGACCTTTGCAGCCAGTACGGGGTGGAAAGCGAGATTATAGAGGACGCCCAGGCCGGAACCCTTACTTTGCACTTCCGGACCGTGGGCCAGGTGTTCCCGTTTACGTTCAAATACGGACGGGCCGGCGGGCTTTACAACCTGGAACGCAAGGCCGTCTCCGGCACGAACGTAATAACGCGCCTTTACGTTTACGGCGGAAATAAGAACCTTCCGTCCGGCTACCGGTATAACCGGCTATGCCTTCCGGCGAAGCAGAAAAACGAGAGCTACATCGAGGACGCGGACGCCGTAGCCAGATACGGGATCCGGGAAGGCCGTAAGGAATATAACGACATTTTCCCGCAGCGTTACGGCGAAGTTACAGCCCTGGGCGGGGACGTTCTTAGCTTTGTAGACAATACGATGGACTTCGACCTGAACGAACGGGACCAGGAGGGAAACACCAAGTGGCTCCGGGACGGCATGCCGGCAAAGGTTCAGTTCACGACGGGCCAGCTGGCCGGCTATTCGTTTGAGCTTCAAAGCTACAACCACAGCACAAAAACGATCCGAATAAAGGCCTTCCAGGACTCCAGCGGCTACACTTTCCCGGACGCAGCAAGCGCCGCCCGGCAATTCGCCGTCGGGGATAAGTATTTTTTCACGGAAATACAGCTGCCCCAGAGCTACGTGGACGCGGCCGAAAGCGCCACGCAGACGGCCGGAACGGCGGAC